GCATTCATGACATTCCATATGACTCTGGTATTCTCCATTATTCTCAGTATGTTATATGATCTTATAAGCCTTTCGACATAGCTAACCCTGGAAATCGTGTTCCCTTTAGCGTAAGACAGATAAATTATCTGCTCATCCCTAAGCTTTCTCGTCATTTTATTATCCTCGGGATATTGGATCCAAATCTGCTTGAACTCCCCGTTTTCTTGAGGCTCCGTGGCAGGTTGAAGGGAAGTGGGGTCTAACTCTTTAAAACCAACTATTTTTTTCCCATCAGTAGAATATACTATCTCAAAGGCTAAAAATCCATCAATTAAGAACTGTCTAAAATATTGCCAAGCCAATATGGATTGCTGGAAGCCAAACATCATATAAAGATTCCTGAATCTGCTATCTATACCATCCAAAACCTCCTCCTTGAGCTCAGTATTGGCTACTTTAGCATACGAAAAGAAATTCTTATCGTCATAATTTATCGCATCGTCAGTAAGCGTGTCAAGTATAAAATCTATCTCACCATTTAGAGAAAACTTTCGCAAAAAATCTCTCTTACCTACATAATCCTTATCAAAATATGCGATATACTTTCTAATCTTAGTGTCCTGGTATCCAAGAGTCCACCTAAAAGCAGAATTCTCAGTAAATCCAGTTCCTTGCTGATCGAAAAAATTAGACTCAGTCTGTCCTATAGCTTGAGAATTACGAATTACCATATCCTCATACTTCATACCAAATCTTCCAATACGACTCAGGTTGCGGTACAGATTACCTAAGAATGTTCTCTCCTGTATGTTATCTAGAAATCCTGCCATCTATTCTTTCTTAGGTTTCAGGTGGGGTTTCTTCCTCCTCTGGAGCGGATTCCCCAGATTCTTCTCCACCCTCTTCCTTATTTTTCTCTTCCTCCTTCTTTTTCTCCTCAGCTCTTTTATCTTTAGCCTCTTTATTAGCTTTTATATCATCATCAGTCATACCTAGATAGCTCTCAATCAGATATGCAAGTGAGAAGAAGGGTTTCTCGTCATCATCAGTGAGAGCGTAAAGGGAATCAATGGATTCCTTCTTCTTTAGCATGATTTCTATCTCTTGGTTAACCTTGAATGGGTTATCGGAAACGAAATTTAGACCAAGTTGGCTTTTAAACAGATAATCTTTCTCAAGCTCTGGAAAATCCCTACACATCTGGATCCAGAGCGGTTTAATCAATATATCCTGAAAAATTGATCTTAGCCTGCTAATAAATTTAGAAAACCTTATCTCCTCCTTATCGAGACCTTCCGCACCGTTACTATAATTTCCAATTGAACCACCATCTGGACCCTGGAATCTAGAGAAAGGTATTTTAGATTCCTGCACTAATTTATCAAAGAAATATGCTAGTGGCTGTGGGTCATTAAGATTAGGTCCTGCATTATTAAGGGGTTCTATCTGAGGTGTACCATTTACACCAGAAGGCATCAGATAGTTTTTATAAAACTGTATCTTAGGTCTACCATCAACTGTCAATTCACCACTTTCGTCATTAAACCTTATATCCTCCTTATAAATACTCATAAGTTCCCCCAGGGTTTGCATGGACTTCTGTGGGGACCTAGAACCAATAGGTATTGTCATCTTCATTCTAAATGAAGCATTCATGACAGACCATATCACCCTTGTATATTCAATTATTCTTAATACATTATATGGTCTAATAAGTCTTTCCGTATAGCTTACCCTAGATACCGAATTACCCTTGGCATATGAAATGTATATTACCTGGGAATCATATAGCATCCTCCTCTTATTCTGGTCTTTCGGATATTGATACCATACATTCAACCAAGTTCCATCCTTCTGTTTTTCAACGGAGGGCATGAGCGTAGTTGAATCTAATTCCTTAAATCCTATAATCTCTTTGCCACTATCATCATAGACAATCTCAAATGCTAAAAATCCATCTATTATAAGTTGTCTAAAGTATTGCCAAGCTGTTATATCATCAGCAAAGCCAAACATATCATACAGCTTCTTATAGTTAGATTCTATCCTATCTTTTACCTTATCCTTAACATCGGTAAGATTCAGAAAAGCCGGATATGCAAAAAAGTTGTATGAGTCGTAAGTAATTGACTCGTCACAAATTGTATCGATGATATATTCAATCTCAGGGTTGAGTGAGAACTTACGAAGGTAGTCTCTCTTTCCCACGTAGTCCTTATCATAATAACCTATGAATTGTCGCGTTGAAGTATCCTGACGTCCGAGAGAATAGAGCATGGTTTCATCCTCTATATTACCCTTCTTCATAAACTCCGCCTCGGTTTGTCCTATAGCCTGGGAGTTTTTAATAACCATATCACCATAGCGCATCCCAAAGTTACTTAGCCCCTTTACGGAGTCACGAATCCTTTGAAATATGGGATTTCCCTGTGGACTTTCAGTAAATCCTGCCATAGATTATTCTTATCAGTTATTTTTTCTAGATCAGTCTAAGGATTTAATTTCGATCTATAATCACTATATATCGAGTTAATAGGAAGTCCCTGTATCATAGACTCAGATAAATATGGTATTTTGCACCAATCCTTGTAATCAACAACCTTGATTCCTCTCAAGTATGTTTTTTTAAAACCAGTTAAAGCATAAGAGTATCCGGTTCCACCAAGGAGTGTACCCAGGGAAGATAAAGGCAATCTCAAGGGCTGTTGAGAATTGGGTAAATTATACTGATTCTCCTTAATTAACTGGAAGAATTGATTAAAAATTCTAGCCAACACCTGACCTCTCTGATCAGGTGGAATCACATTAAGATCCAGGGATCTCAGTATTGTAGTGTCACCTACCCTCTGTTGATCGATAAACAGAAAAAGTGGATACCTGTTAATGAACTTATTTCCCTCACCTACTTTTGAATTTGTCAGGTATTCGCCAGTGTAAATCTTACCATTAATGTAAATGTCCATGAATGGTTCCTCACCACCACTACCTGAAATACCATAAACTTCAGAAAAGTAAGAATCCGTATTAGAGGATAATAGTGGTATAGAACTAGCGGTATTTCTATATTCTTTTACCTGTTCATCGAAAGTTTTCACTTGCTCCTAAATAAGAAATTTTCATCAACCACACCAAATTTATAACCCCTGGCATCAGCCCATTGTTTGGCATACTTAAATTTAGCTTGATTGGTAATCCATACCTGCATCTTGTGGTTGTAGGATTTTAATTTTTTAAGTGTAGAATTCCCTTCCAGTATGGGCTTCTTATAATGAGACTCTGGCTTTACTTCTATTATCCACTCCTGAGTTTCACCATCATCTTTAAGGGTCATAATATAGAAGTCAACATTGTACTGGTGCTCTTTCTTATCAAGAGGGTTGTAGTATGGTATCTTTATGGGTTCAGAACTCCATTTTAGTATTCTCTCGTTGGTATCGCAATAACGACAAAATCTAAACTCCCAGGAAGATCTGCATATTATATTATGGATATCACCGATATATTTCTCCGGATTTTGCGGAACATACAATCCAGATTTATAATCCCCATTGGGTTTTATTTTTTTTATATCAGTCATTAAAAATCCTACACGTTGTAAGAGTTGTCATCACCAGTGATATATGAGAAAGGTATCATTTTGGGAGCTTTAGGAGGATGTATTTTCTTCCAACCTTTGGCAAAACCATTTTTAGCTATCTGCGTGTAATAAGCAAAAGGATTGTTGGATTTTTCAGGATTAAACCTGTTCCAATATTTACATAAATCCTCCATCGCAAATGCCATACAGTCTGCTTTATCGTCAGGATCCCTATAAGCCATTTTTTTAGATATTCCTTGTATCATCAGCGAAAACATCTCTATAGTGGCAGGAGTAAGTTCACCTTTCTCCTTAGACTCTAAGATAGCCTTCATGAGATCAGCGTTTTTTACGTAATTAGCCATAACTATAATCTATGATAGATGTTTTTATTTTTAGTATAAACCCCGGGGTTAGTTTCAGGTTAAGCCTTTTCTTCTTCAGCATCATCAGAAACAGAAATGAGCGAAGCCTCAGATGGTTTTTTCTTACCGTCTGGAGCTACGCTCATTTTATCTTCTATACTATCTACAAAAGCTTCCGGTTTCTCATTCTGATCCTTACCGGTTGGAGCAAAAGCCCAAACCCTACTTAGGATTTTTTTTAGTTTTTTTTTGACTCCTCGCTTTCGTCTAGATTATAACCCATTTCTTTGTTAACCTCTACGTCAGTTTCTGCTTCGGTACCAGCTGAAGGGGCTTCTGCTAATTCCTGATTAGTCTTCATAATCTCAGCAGCTTTCTTCTCAGCTTTAACTACCTCAACGTCATAATCAGCTTCCGTTCTCCCACCTGGAGCTTCAGCAAGATTCTGATTTACCTTCTCGATATCAGCAGCTTCGTCAAGGTTATACCCCATTTCGCCTTTAACTTCGTGGTGTAACTCTTTGTCAGTCCCATCACCAGGTGCTGAAGCAAATTCTGGGTCAGTGTTAACTATATCAGCTTTTCCATCTTTCTCTGCTTTAACTACCTTAACATCATAATCTGCATGTTGTCTGCCTCCCGGGGCCTCCGCTAAATTCTGATCCACATTTTCTATGTCTGCTTCAGAAATTTCGCTGTTCGAATCAGAAGGAGCTGTAGCCATTGGCTCTTGTCCTTCCGCAGGGACATCGTCATTTTCGTTTACGTTATATCCGATCTTATCAACTAGAGAATCTTTTAGTTTAACCTCAAATTTTGTTCCTTTTTCAGTTCCTTCCGGTGCTTCCTCTAGATTAGCTCTTTTCTCGTCCTCTATATCCTTCTTGCTAGTTTCTTCCTGTTCTTTCTTATCATATGGAGCTTGAGAGGTATTAGCCTTCAGAGTAGCAGCTGGTGTAGCTGCTTCAGCTAGGGATTCTTTGGATTCATTTTCCTTGATTTCTTCCTCCTGAGAATCTGCAGCTTCCTGGTTTTCCTCACCAGCATCTTTAAGAGCATCCTCTATGTTAACGATCTCATCCAATCTAAAATCACCAGTTCTTCCATTGTCCATCAGAACTGTGTATGATCCAGTAGTGCTATCAACGGATATGATTTTTCCAGTATTGCCCGATTCCTTAACCTTAACGTAGTCACCAATGGTAAATTGAGAATCCTCATTAATATTGTCTACTTGCTCTTTCTGACCATTCTCTATTTTTTCAATCTCCTCGTTTACGGTTTTCCACTTCTTTCTGAGTGACTTTAGCTCAGTCTCGAGAAGGTGTTGAGCTCTCTCTATTTCTTCTGAATTGGCATATAGGGGATTATTCTCCATTAGACCTTGTATCTTAGAAATTTCAGCCTCTACGATCGCGATATTCTCCATGATCTGCTTCCTATCGTTCAGCATAATTGACTTAATTCTGTCCTCTCCCTCTAGAAATTCGGTTAGTCCCTCGGAGATGTCATACTTTAAGAATTCCTTAACCATCTTGGTTGCCTGTGTTCCGTTTACCTCGTATATGGAATTCTCATTCATTGCGGTGTTTATTCTATTCAGGAATATTTTACCGTTCCATTTTACCAGGTTAACAGAAGCTCCCTCGAATACCTTGGAGTCTATTTTTTTAGCAAAATCAAGTTCTACTATATTACCATAATTTTCCAAGAGCCTGATGATGTCAGAGACTACCTTTGATTCATTCACACCAAAGCTTCCGGATATTTCCAGTGCTATCTGTTTAGCAAGATTACTCTTGTTCGTAGTATTCATTTCAGCAGATCGATTATAAAGCTTTACCTGCTCATTCTCTTCCACTATTTTAAACACCTTGTCACCAACATAAACGTTTAGCCCTCTTTCATTGACCTTAACATATGATGAATAGAAAGATTCAAGCAAAGCCCTGTAATCCTCAGGTAGATTCTGATATTCATTCTTGGTCAATCTTCTTAGTCCCTCATTAGATCCTTCGAAGATATTGCTACCTATACTAAAGACTGTTTTTCCTCCACCTATATGAACAGGGGAGAAAATTCTACTAACTGAAGAATTCCCAGAACTTACCGGAATAGAAAGCTTCTCCTCGTTATTTTCCATCAATGATAGGGTATTAACCAAGTTCCGTACAGCAGGGTTAAAAGCCCATCTAGAGATTTCCTTGGAAAGTAAAGAAACCGATTTATTCTCAGACACCATCCATTTATTCAAAGACTCTATAACTGGAGAATAGAAATCAGATCCAGCATTATTCTTGATATTATGGATTGCCTTGGATACCTCAATCTCAGGCCTTAAAGAATCTACCACATTCTTTAAAGACTCGTAAAACTTCTTAATCTTATCATCCCATGTAAAATTGGATATTTCAGATATGAATGCTTCAGCAATCAAAAATTCCGGTATTCCTCTCTCCTTAATTAAATTATAGTACTTCTCGCAAAGTACCTTCACATGAGGGTGTTCATAAATACCAGATCCCTTTATTTCTAAAATGGACTCATAAATTCCCATATTGTTAACCCTCTGAGAATCAACGAAAGCTTTTGCTGCAGGGTCTTTCTTAGCAACCTCTCTTAGACTCTCCGATATATCAACAACATCGTTCTTCGTCTCCTCTTTTTTGCCATCAACATAAGATCCTGCGGTAGACGACCTCATGGTCCCTATTCCTCCCCAAGACTCCATAAGCTTCTGAGCAGCAGCCTTAGATCTGTCGAGTTGTTCATTCCTTATCATATCTATTGGGTTTTTACCAGGTTCATTTACATCCGTTTCGGCATTTTGTACAGACTCCAGTATTTTACTTTCGTCCAAGTTGGAGACGTCTCCAGATTCAATTCTGTGTATATGTGACTCACAGATTGATTTTACCTCGGGCGATGTGGTAGTATCCCTAAGAGTTTTCAATTGATTGAGTAAATCCATTTTACTTTAGTTTTTTTACTTTCTATATATCTTTCAGTAGATGTAGAAACTTTACAATTATATATTCAGCTCAAAGCTAGAAAAAAGGGCATTATCTAGCTATAAGCAACTCAAGCTTCACGTCTATGTTACTATGCGGATTAGAAAAAACTATTCCACCATTATTATAGGGCAAAGTAGCTTCGCTTAAATTCCAACCGCTCTTAGCTGAATTAGTGGAGCCCAATTTATTACCTGTTAATATCATAAGTTCACCTACATTATAGGTAACCCCTTGATAAGTCCACTCTATGTATTTTCTCACCTGCGGAGTCCCGTTAGTTGGGGTTGGAACCCCTGGTATTATAGGTACTTGAGCACCATACAAAATAGGGTCCTTAGGCTCCGGATATTTGACTTTTACTGCTATCCATCTGACATAGCCATTATCATCTCCCAAATCAGTTTGACTTATCTTCACAGATTTACCGGATTTCAAGGTTATTCTCATCCTTGAATAAGCAACCACATCATCCAGCATATCACTAAAATCGATGAAAGTAGTTTTGTTGTAATCTTCCTCCAGTACAAATTTATCCTTATAAAAGATAAATCCATTAGCGGGAACCGGAGGGCATATTATAGGTCTAGTTGCCATTAGTTAGCAGTTAATATTGTTAGTTTTACTGAATACTCAGTAGGATTAGAAAACACGAATCCACCAGTAGCGGCCCCGGTATAACCAACCTGATTTTCAACATCAGCTCTAACCTCCCATCCTTTCCATGGTGCGTCTTCCTTCACCTGACCTGTTAGCATCAGCATATCACTCATAACATATCTCCTAATACCATTGTAGTGCCAATATAACAACCTCTGATCCTCAGTAGCATCAGCATAGTATTCCGCTTTAGCTAGTAGTAAGCTTACCTCCCCCATCGTGGTATCGAAATCACCAGGATCTAAGTTTACAGATGTGTCAGGTGCAATAACGAATGTTTGCCTTTGATAACCAGAAAAGCTTTGCAGCGGGTGGAAATATTCACTCAGATCAAGCTTTTCTTCCGTCGCGGCATGATAGGTAACATTTAGAGAGGTGTTGAACAATCTTACCTCTTTTGGATCATTATAATTGGTGAAAGTTAGATTCACCCTTCTCATAGATCCAGGAGTGTTGGCTATTAGTGTATAGTCGGTCTTAAAATCCCCGGTTTGACCAGGATAAAGTCCTTTCACACTGCTCCCACTACCAAACATGGTACCATCAGCGGTGCCACCGGCAGAAGAGCCACCTCCGAATATTTCTAAATTATCTCCAGTTACAGAACTCATTCTAATTATATCCTAGTTGGGTTAGCGTCAAGAGAGGTTGGAGCCTCCTTTGAAACAGGTCTATTCCTTTGACCCAAATTCTCCTTATTTTGATTAACATTTACAATTTCCTCGTTATTCTGTATGAGAGGTTTTTTGTCCACATTAACAGCATCTTGATAATCGGGTAAATCCGATGAGCTAGTAACTATGAGACTATCAGAAGACACCTCCAAGGATTGTTTTGTGCTGTAATCATCAACTACGCTTACATCCTCAGAATTCTCATCATTTAAAATCTGTGAATTACCAAGATCATGTACCAAGGGCTCATTTATATTCTCATAGTTTCCTATCGAGCTATCCTGTAAATCGTAGTAGTATTCAACATCGCTATCTAATTCATCTGACTCTTCCTCCGTATTAATCTGCTGTCCATTCACCAATTCTTCACCAATCACATCCTCCTGATATTTCTCAGGAGCATCAGAATTTTCAGGTTCAGGTTTGATGTAATCAACAAGAGATTTTATAAAGCCCAATGCAACTATAGGAAGTATCGCTCCACTCACAACAGAAAGTATTCTTTTCTGATAAATCACCTCCTCCTCGATTAAACCAAAAAGCTCGCTCCAGCTGGAAAAATTCTCTATGTTTACGTAAGCATAATAGGTGTTACCCATAGCTTGCATGAAAGTTAGCAGGAAGAAAAGCATCCAAACGAGAGATTTATTCATCTTCTCCATAGCAACAAGAGATGCTAAAGATGCAGCTGCTCCTATTTCAAAAGCTATCGCCAGAGAAACAGCTAACCAAGTAGGATTGGATAGCTTAAAAAAGTCTATCACATGTATGGTTGATATAACAGAAACCATCAAATACAGAGAAACGAAGGTCCCTATTATAAAACCACTAACTATCTTCGACCTCTTATTTGTTGCCACCTGATTCTATTTTATTTTTAATTTCGGACAAGGACACCCTTTTCTTGTCAAAATCATCCTCGTAAATAAGGAATTGGAACATGACCTGTTCCATCTCGTGTCTCATTTCATCCTTAGTTAGAGTATTAATAGAATCTAACTTAGCTGTGATCTCTTGGTTATAAACTCTGGATTCCTTCTTAATCCTAGAAATTTCATTGTTTACCCCGCACTGTCTAAAGAAAACAAGCACCAGGAACCCAAGAACGATGTACTGAAAATTGTCTTTAACTTTTTGTAGCATATCTTATGATTTAAAATTTATCATTCTATATATCCAGCATCTAAAACCTAAAACAAAAAAAAAGCATCCACTTATGGGATGCTCCTTTTTATAGTGTCAGCTTAAAAGTTAAGCCAGGGATATTCCCTGTTGAGCTGCAGCAAGTTCTTTCTCTAGATCTTGATACTCCTGGGAATCGGATTTAGCTAGTTGTAGAGCTCCTTCAAGGGGTTTGAGCATAGATATAAAAGATTTAGCTTCTGATAATCCTCTACCAGTTCTCTTCGATAAAAAATAATGACTAGCTTCAAGTGGAAGAGCAGTCATATAAAGGATGTTGTCCTTTATCCCCTCCTTTTTTAAATCATCTAAGATCCTACATATCTCCATAACTCCTAGTGCCTCCTTTTCCTTCCATTCAGCTTCATTCTCCATAAAACTTTGGAAGGCATCAATGTGCTCCTTCGAGTCGAACTGGACCGCATATACTTTAGTCTTTAATTTCTCTCTGGATGCATCTAATGCTTTCTGCGCTTGTTCAATTCTTTTCTGATCAAGACCAGCAACCATGTCATCGGAGTTTAAGTTAGCCAACTCTGAAGCATCTACTGAAACAGTCTTAGATGGGGATTTCTGCTTATTGCTCTTTGCCATTTTATAATTCTTTTGTTTTAATTCTTACTACAAAAAGATCTTTTGTTTCATCAAAGGACATCGAATATATCGAATTCCTCCCTATTATGCTGGAGGTAAACCTTCAATCTTTCCCTGAGATCTTTCACAGGATAGAGCTTGGGTATTTCTTGAGGTCCTAAGTGGCATAAGAACCCACCATGGGTTTCCAATCCGGTCTCCTCCTCTATGATAAGTCTATATAGGCTTATCTGTATAGAATATTCATTATGTGAATTTTCATACAGATCCGAAAATGGATGGAGCAACTTTTTATATCTTCCCTTGGGGTGATTATCATCCTTGAATTCCTTATTAGTTTTCCAGTCCCCGATTAAAAATAAAATTTTATCTTGCTTCTTGTCCCACATGAGGAAAGGTTGGTCGGCTGTTCCAGCAAGTCTCCATTTTTTAGAAAATAACTTAAGCTCCGATTCGAGGGGAACAAGATCACTAAACCTCTCCTCCTTTAAAAGCAGGAATTTTTCAACCCTATCTCTAACGTCGTCATCTTCCGGAATTTCAGGATCTAGTCCAGACCAGTAGTCTTCAATCCATTTATGGACCTCCGTTCCCAGAGAATTAGCTATGTTTGCTTTCTCCTGCCATTCATTTAGTATCTCGTCAACCTCTATTCCCCTCTCCCTAGCCTTCCTTTTAGCCCAGTACATCCGGTCAAAGGGGGTTTTGAATATCCTTAGAAACGTTGTAACCGAGTCATATTTTATACCATCAAAATGATATGTGTGTGCTGATTCATTAAAGATAAAAGAAGGATCCTTAAATATATCAAGCTTCTTCTGATACTCATCCCTTATTTTACTTAGATCTCCCATACGAGGATTCAGTTAAATAAGGAAGAAATATATTCCCAGTTAGCATAGATAAGCACCGAGCATATGATCTCCAGAAAAAATCTAATTACCCAGATCCAACTAATCTGCCTAAAGAAATAATAGTAAATAACGAGGTAAGAATCTCCGTTAGTTTCTGGGATCGGCTTCAAAACCGGGGTTAGAATTTCCTGAAGGTTCAATTTAGTTAAATACTCATTTACAGGTTTTATTTCCTCAAAAACATAGGCTGGTCTAGCGTCAACAGGGAAATCCCTTGACATCGTTACCTCGGGTGGTAAATTAACCACCGTATACACCCTACCTATCCAGTCGTACCTCAATCTCAGCTTAAGCCAATTTGGGGAATCTTGGGACTCTTTCTTTATAATATTTCTATATTGGGAATATGTTCTCAGCTCTTTGAGAACTTTAAATATTCTAAATATGGCCAATAGGTTACCTAACATTATAATCTCCTTTCTTTTTCTGCATCTTCCATTCTTTTCCTAATCTTGGTCCTTGCTCTGCGTATTCTTGTTGCAACAGACCTTTTCTTAAGTCCGTACTTGTCCGCAATGTCTTTATATTTCATACCATTGATTTCTCGGTCAATCATGATATCACGATATAACGCGTCCAAGTCTTTAATTTCATCTATCACCTGCTCGTATATCTCATCTATATCAGATCCACCCGATAAAAAATCCCATAAAGGATCATCTTCTAAATCATAGGAAGGATTCCTTTCCTCCGCCTTTGCTGAGGTATACTCCATCTCCTCTGAAGTCTGAGAAATATACCTCTTCCTGCTTTTCAAAAGCAATAGAGATTCATTTCTGGCAATATTATAGCACCAGGTAGAAAAATTCCCCCTACCGCTGTCGTATTGATCTATTTTTTGCCACACTTTAGACATTGCATTGAGGAATGCATCCTCAGCCAATTCAAAATCCTTAAGTATGGTATAACAATGGTTTAGGATACCAGGCTGTACCCTATCATAGAGTGGTTTAAATTCTCTTTCTCCCTTGGTCTTTATGAATGCTTCCGCTAGTACTTGTATATTTTTCTCTTTTGTCATTTGCCCTTTATTTCCCCTTTTTTTGTTCTCTTTATTCCCTTATTCGTATTATCTCTATTCCTGCTTCGTGCAGAAATTTAAGAGAGTCTGGTTTCCTATACAGATCACGGAAAACCAAACGCTTAATCCCTGCCTGTATGATTAGCTTTGAGCATTCAAAACATGGGGATACCGTAACATAAAGGGTAGATCCATCTGAACTTTGAGTGCTCTTAGCCAATTTTGTTATCGCATTAGCTTCCGCATGCAAGACATAAGGAAGTGTAACGTTTTCTTCGCTCTCACACACGTTAGAAAAACCCGTGGGAGAACCATTATATCCATCAGAAATAATAGACTTATCCTTGATAATCAAACTCCCCACTTTCATGCGGGTACAATGAGAATTTTTAGACCAGACTTCCGCCATTTCTAGATAGACAAGATCTCTTTTCTTATCCTTGGCGGAATATATTGTTTCGTCTACCTTTGAAAAATTTGCTTGGCCTATGTAAATATAATTGGAGCCGGATTTCGATATCCACGAAAAGTTATCATACTCCCCAATGTTACTGAAGAATTCCTCCAGATCAAGCTTATGAAAAGACGGTTCGGAATTTGACATTATAGATTTGCTAGGATGTATAAAACTCGAAACAAATATATCTACACCCTCCGAATATAAAAAATGTTTTTGAAAATAATTATCAGAACTGATTCGAATGAGGTCTGTAAGGCTGATCCCTAGTAGCGCTCAATGGACCTTTTAAAACTCCTAGGATGCTAACGAGGAGTGCCCTGATATCGCCCAATTCTTTGCTAGACTGTGGGCTATTCATGGAATCTATAATCTGCTTTATTCCCTGCTGTTCCGATGATGACGAACCACCTTTAGAATTTCCACTACCGCTAGAGCTTCCAGTAGTGGTTGATCCAGAAGAGGAGCTCTCAGCGGGTAGTGAATCCGCGGATTTTTTTGAGCTATCCATTTCTCCTTGTTTTGCTTCTAGCTTAGCTCTTAATCTAGCTGTAAGTGACTCTACATCAGATACCTTCAGCTCATTCTGGCTTTTTTCCAATTCAGAACCACCAGCCACTTCCGGTTTTTTTAACTCAGGAGAAGATGATACGGATTCATTACCAGTATTTGTAGAATTCTGTGATTCATTCAGCTGAGATACAGAGGATTCCATCTCGTTAGACGGATTCATAAGGTTCTCGATCACATCATTCGAATTCTTCTTTTTTTTAGGCTTCCTTTTGAACATAGCCGATAGTTTCCTCCTCTCCTTCATAATCTCAGATCCTCTATCGGATAAATCATCCGGCGAATTCTCCTCACTTCTAATCTCGGTGTCATCAGTGATCAAATCACCCACAGTATCTTCTTTTTCCCCCTTAGGATCATACATATTATCCTGAGCACTATTCAGAGATTTTCCTTGACGTATATTTGCTATTTCCTCCTCAGTAAAATAGGCGTCATCCTTCGAACTTTTCCAGTAATCAAATTCAGCCATAAAATAGTCCTCATCAGAAGAAAGCTCATCCCGATCTTTCCTATCAAGCTCTGTTCTTGCATAATCCAAAAATTGACTCCTAAGAGACTCATCAGTTATCAATTTAGTTGCTTGTTTTGCCAATGGTATTTGGCTCTCACGTTCTC